ATAAAAGGTATCTTTAAATTATGAACAAAATGAAATATTTGACTTTTAGCATCATTACACCAGAACATAATCCAAATAACGTAAAATTTTTATTAGAACTTTATGATACGATTAAAAATCAATCATATCATTATTGGGAATGGGTGTTGTTTTTAAACAACAAATGTGTAATTGAAAACATTCCAGATATTATAAAAATTGATCCAAAAGTCAAAATTTTTAGAACAGAAGAAATTAATAGTAATATTGGTGCAATTAAGAAAATGGCTTTTTCTTTAGGTACCGGTGACGTATTGGTTGAAGTTGACCATGATGATTTAATGACGCCTGATTGTTTAGAAGAATTAAACAAAGCATATCAAGATGATTCTGTTGGTTTTGTATACAGTGATGGTGCAGTTTTACATATGCAAGATGAATTTGTTCCATATTCAGAAGAACAAGGATGGTCTTACAGAATGTTCAATTGGAAGGGCAAAGAACTGTATGCAATGAATAGTTTTGAACCTAGTAGTCAAGCATTAGGATATATTTGGTATGCTCCAGATCATGTTCGTTCATGGCGCAAAACAACATATGAGGTGGTTGGAGGTCACAATCCAGAATTGGCCATCTGTGATGACCATGAGTTATGCATCAGAACTTATCTAGAAGCCAAAATGGCTCGTATTCCAAAAGTTTTATACATATACAGGATCACTGGAGATAATACTTGGTTGCAACGGTCAGATGCAATCCAAATCAAAACTGTTGAATTGCAGAGACAATATGCGAGGCTACTTGCCGAAAAAGATACAACTGATAAAGGACTCTTGTGTGTTGATATTGGTGGAGGAATAAATCCTTATCCAGGTTACTACACTGTTGACTTGAGAGAAACTTCCGACAAAGTTGCAGATTTGAATGATGGTATTCCATTACCAGATAACTCTGTTGGTGTACTTAACGCAAGCCATATCTTGGAACACTTGCGCGACAAGACTAAGATAATGAGTGAAATCCATAGAGTCTTGGCGCATGGAGGATGGGCTTTCATTGAAGTGCCTAGCACAGATGGACGTGGAGCATTCCAAGACCCAACACATGTTAGTTATTGGAATGAGAATAGTTTTTTATATTATACCGATGCCTATTTGGGCAATTTTGTAGATAATACTTCTATTAGGTTTCAAGAATACCGCAGAGAAACTTACTTCCCAAATGATTGGATGAAGAATTTAAATGTTTGTGTAACAAGTGCGTGGCTTGTTGCTATTAAAGATGGTGGAGAAAGGTATCCAGGTCTCCTAAAAATCTGATAGATAAATAGAGAATAAGGAGATTCTCAATGGCAACAATAACTAACAGACAAGATTTTAAGGATTATTGTCTCCGCAGACTAGGTGCTCCAGTTATTCAAATAAACATAGACGACCAACAAATTGAAGATCGGGTGGATGATGCCGTTCAATATTGGCAAGATTACCACTTTGATGGTGCTCAAAAGTTTTATTGGATTCACTACGTTACGACACAAGACATTAGCAATCAATATTTGGATGCTACTCAAGCCAAAGATCAAAACGGAAATACAGTAAACATTCTTGGTGTTACACGCATTTTTCCATTGACGGATTCTCAGGCCTCAATTAACATGTTTGATTTGAGATACCAGTTGCGCCTGAATGAACTGTATGACTTCACATCGGCGTCCTACATCAATTATACATTAACTCAACAACATCTACGCTCGTTGGAACTTCAGTTTACTGGTGAAGTTCCTATTCGTTTTGTGCGTAATATGCAACGTTTGTACATTGATTGGGCGTGGGATGGAAAATATGAAGTTTCCACAGGTCAAGCAGTAATTGCAGAATGTTATGGTGCAATTAATCCAGATATTTATGGAAATGTTTGGAATGATCGTTGGTTAAAAGAATATGCCACTCAACTTATTAAAAGAAGTTGGGGGGAAAATATGAAGAAATTTGGTGGAATTCAGTTACCTGGTGGTGTTGTTCTCAATGGCAAAGAAACTTATGATGAAGCCGTTGGTGAAATCACAAGATTGGAAGCAGATATGATTGAGAATTATGGCGGTCCTTTAGAATTTATGATGAACTAAAATGTCAACTTCACCTTATTTCAATAATTACAATGCCAAATATGATGAGCAGAGACTCGTTGAGGACTTAATCAATGAAGCAATTCAGATTATGGGTTTCAATGCATTTTATTTACCTAACGATAACGATGCAGCCAGAGATTTAATTTACGGTGAAGATCCAGTTAAACAATTCAATTCAGCTTTTTCTGTTGAGATGTATTTGAAAAGCATTATGGGTCATGAAGGAGAGAAAGACTTTTTCTCCAAATTTGGTTTAGAAATTCGAAACCAAGTTACTGTATTAGTATCACACAGAGCATTCGAAAAACGAGGACCAAGCTATGTTACCAGACCAAGAGAAGGTGATTTGGTTTATGTTCCATTCTTGAACGGCGGCGGTGAACTATATGAGATCAAGTTTGTTGACCAAAACTCAGACGGATTTATGTTAGGCCGTAAAAATCCATACCATTTTGAATTGAGCATGGAGAAATTCAAGTATTCTCAAGAAGTCATTGCTACTGGTATTGGTGAAATTGACCAAGCAGTTACAGACTCTGCATATACAATACATCTGAATACAGGTGCGGGAACAGGAAATTATACAATAAAAGAATTAGTATTCCAATCTCCAGATAGAACATATGCAAATGCAACAACAATTGCAACAGTACAAACTTGGGTTCCATCATCTCATTCATTGTCTGTAACAAATATTGCTGGAGAGTTTGTTGATAATCAAGTTATTATTGGTTCAACCAGTAATGCACAGTACACTTTGGCCACATTTGATCCGTTGCAAACTCCAGCAATTAAAGAACCTTATGACAATAAAGTGATACAAACTTCTGCAAGTACATATGTAAACACTTCAGAAATTAATCCAATTGGTGGTCTATAATGGCTAATGTATCATACAATCGAATTATCCGTAAAATAACAGTCGCTTTTGGTGACTTGTTTAATTCTATTACGCTTGTTCGATACAATCCAGATTTATCTGAGCAAGAAAGGTTCGTTGTTCCTATTGATTATGCAACAAAAGAATTGTATGTCATGAGACTACAAGGTGATCCAGAATTGGATAAAAAAGTTCAAATGACTTTGCCTCGAATGTCGTATGAAATGAATGGCCTATCATATGATTCATCAAGAAAGCAAATAACTAACACCAAGAATTTCTTTCAAAATGGATCAGCAACAAATGCACAATATGCGCCTGTCCCTTACGATTTTGATTTTTCTTTATATCTTTATGTCCGCAACATTGAAGACGGAAATCAAATCATCGAACACATTCTACCATACTTTTCTCCAGATTATACAATAAAAGTGAACATGATTCCTGAAATGGGGATTGTTAAAGAAGTTCCAATCATTCTTAAGAATGTTGATTACAATGTCACTTATGAGGGTGATAGAGATTCCGATACTAGAATGATTATTTGGACTTTAAATTTTACGGTCAAAGGTTTTGTTTTTGGTGCATCATCAAATGCTAATTTAATAAAAACTTCTATAACAAACATAATGAAGGACTTAAACGCACAAAGTCATGTGGTGTTCAATATGAATAGTCCAGGAATAGGAGACTATAAATTGGGTGAGACTGTTTATCAAGGAACAACGTTATCTTTATCTGTTGCTTCTGGTAATGTTTATGAATGGACTTCAAATGGACAATTAACATTGATAAATATGGACGGAAATTTCGTATCCAATAAACCAATTATTGGAGCAGAAACAAATGCAAATTATTTGTTTGGCTCTTATAGTGTATTGAGTGACACTCCTACAAACTATGCTTCGATTGTTGTTGTTCCTAATCCGGTTACAGCAAACGCAAATGGATATTACACTTATACAACTTCTATACAAGAAAATGTTGCAACAGCAAACGTATTAATTGGCACAGCAAACAATCAAATTGTTCATGTTCCTACAGTACCTATTGTGGCTGGACTAAACGATTTGGATCTAATGCAATGACAAGACACTTACAACACATCAGATATGACGGACCAACAGCAGCAAATACTGTTGGATTTCCGGGTGAAATTATTGCTGACACGACAAACAAAACTTTAACATTACATGATGGAACAACTCTTGGTGGCTCCAGGATGGCCACAGAAACTTATGTTGGTAACTTAATAAATTCAGTTGCAACTGTCGAACAGGCAGCATTTGGTACTGCTAATGCCGCATTCGTTGGCGCTAACTCCGCAGGTGTTTTTGCTAACTCAGCATTTGGTACTGCTAACTCAGCAT